TCAGGGGAGAGTGCAAAGCAGCAAAGGCAGCGAGAGGGCGTGGGTGCCCTGCTGGCGAACGTGCAGCGCGCTGCCGGGGGCCAGCGCCGTAAACTGGGCCAGCGTGGCCGCATCGATCGTCAGGCTGGGGGCGTCGGTCGCCCAGGTGGCGAGCGGGGCATCGAATGGCCCCAGGGTAATGAGGTAGCGCTCCGCCTGTTCGACCAGGGGCATGTCGACCCCGTCCTGCCAGGGCCAGCCGCCGCGTGCGCGGCGCGTCCATAGGAAAGTGCGGCCGCCGTCCTGCGACACGAGGGTCCGAGGATGGACCGGCGACAGGGGCCGCAAGGTGATGCCGCCGAGAAGCAGGGGGGTGGCGAGAGGTTCGGTGTCTCCGCGCGCCAATGCGACTACCTGCCGGCTGAGCCCGGAACCCAAGGCAGCCGAATCGAGCGCGGTGAGCCGGGCATCGAGCAGCGCGAAACCTTCGTTTTCGCGGTGAGTGTCGATGGCGGCCTCCGTCCCGCCGCGCCCGCGCAGCAGGCCGTGAATCTGCCAGTCGCCATTGCCCAGCGACGTTGCGTTGGCGAACTGCAGAATCTCCTCTCCAACCAGCGCAAGGTTGGCGCCATCGGCAAGTTGGCGCGTGTCGGCTCCGGCAAGCTGCATCTCGGGATCGGCCAGCGAGACAAGCAGGTAAGATCCTCGGTCGAACAGAAGCGGGTTGGCGGGAGGTAGCACGGAGCGCGCGGTGCCTATCGTTGCCCGCGTCCGGCCGCTGGCACCGAGAGGCAGAAGTTGGCCGTCGCCGCGGTCGGCGTAGAGCGCCGCGCCGCTCCAGTTCGCGCTCGTCCCGGAGACGGCGGCGAATGCCCGGGCATGGTCCGGTGCGCCCGAAGGTCCATCGAGCGGCAGTTCGAAGGCAAGGAGTCGGGTTTCCGCCGGTGGTGCGTCGAGGGGCGCATTGCCGCGTCCGGGGTCCGAGCCGAGCAGGGGCGCGGCATCGGCGCCGGTGGGAAGCGCTCGTTCCAGTGCGAGTTCGACGCCGCTTTCGCGCCATTCCCATGCGCGCACGCGCCACAGGCCCGCGATGCCGGGCAAGGCGACCAGAGCGCCGGGTGCTACGCCGGGGTCGAGTTCGCTGGTACGCCATGAAATACGGTCGCGGCTCCAGTCCACCCGCCGGGCCGTGCGTTCGATGAGCGTCCGCGCGGTCGCGGCATCGAGCGCGGCGGGCAGGTCCAGCGTGGCCGGTTCGCCGGGGGCCGGCTGGCCGGACGCGCGCTGCACGCTGGCCTGATAGTCGCGCTCCACATCATAATAGCGCAGGATTGCCGGAGGGCGGTCGGACTGGGGAGCGCGGCTGCGGGTGAACCCGGTGGCGCCGCCGAAATCGCCGTCGCCGGTTGTCGCCGCCGGCTCGGGCAGCTTGATTGACGCTTCCTGACTGCGTTCGCGCGCGATGATGAGCGTTTCGCCGCCTGCGTCGATTTCCAGGGGCATGACCTGTTCGAACACCTCAAGGTCAGTCGCGGGCGATCCTTCGCTGGTGTAGCCCGCCATGCCGTCAAGCGGGACTGACGCATCGATGCCTTCGATCACTTCGCCGATCACGGTCTGAAGGTCGAAGCGCTCGTCGGCGATCACTTCGAAGGTGAGCGAGGGGATGCGGTTGTAGAATTCGGAGAGGTCGAGATCCTCGAACACTACATAGGCAAGGTCGCGGTGGGCTGGGCAGAATTGCTCGCCCTCTGCTGCGGCGATGAGCGGGTCGACAGTCTGGTCCCCGGCGCCTGTATGGACGCGCATCGTGCCACCGGCCTTGAGGTCGCCTTCCGCGCCGCGCAGCAGCTTGCCGTCGGCCCAGATGCGGCCGATGCCGAGGATCGGACGGCTCGCCAGCGCGACAGCGAAGTTGGCGGTGTAGCTGTAGGTAGTTAGCGCGGGGGCGCCTTTGCCGGTGCCTTGCAGTTCGCTGTGTTCGACCAGCTCGGTCGCCCAGATCACCGATCCCGCTACGCGCATCCGGCCGAAGTGGCGCGGCAGAATCTGGCCGTAGCTGGAGGTGGTTACCGCCAGTTCCTTGAGGCGGGGTCCTTGCCGCGCGGAGGGGCCGAACAAGGCGCTGTCGAACTGGCGGCCGACGAGCGAGCCGATGGCTCCGCCGACGGGGCCGCCCAGCATCGTGCCCAGGCTGCTGAAAACGAGCGTCGCCATGTCAGGTCCTTATGGAGTCGGGGTTGGGGAGCAGGCGCCAGTGACCCATGACCGGCCATTCGCCCGGAAGCGGGCCCAGCACGACCTTGCGCAGCCCGGCATGGGCATGGATCACCGACCGCGCGGTGGCGGCGATGGCAACGTGGAACTGGCAGGGCGACGGGCGCAGCATCAGCACGTCGCCGGAGCGGATCGGACCGCTTGCCGCCGTCATGCCAAGATCAGCCATGATTTGAGCGGCATCCGGCATGGTGAGGCTGCGCAGCGTATAGCGGGCCGGCAGCGCCGCATCCCGGCCCAGCGCCGCGCAGGCCGAGGAAAGCACGCCCACGCAGTCCAGCCCGGTCTGCGGATCGCGGCCGTGGAGGCGAAAGCGCGTGCCCACCAGTTCCAGCGCGGCGGCAGCCAGTGCGTCCGGGGTCATTGGCCGGGGCTCGGGTAGCGGGTGAGCATGTCGTTACCGGGGAGGAAGGGTTCGCCCCGGAAGTTCACAGCATTGCCGAAGCGGGCGGCGCAGGTGCCCAGCGTATGGTCGCAGCCTTCACGAAGGCGCGCGCGGGTGCCGATGGGAGTTGCCGTGTCGATGGGCACGTCGAGGACGAGGCCGCCCACTTCGCCTGGTCCCATCACGCCCATGACCACGCCGGTCTGCGGCCCGTCCAGCCAATGCACCATTCCTCCGGCATGAAGGTCCGCGCTAGGCGCGCCTTCGAATACCGCCGCGTTCGTGAGCGGATCGATCGCGGAAAGGCGGACCTCGCACGTGAAATGCTGCGGATTGAGATTGCAGCCCGGCCCGCAAAAGGCGGCGCGGCAGGCCGGGCTGGTGCGAGGCACGGGATCGCGCCACAACTGCGCCTTGCGTGAGACCAGTTCGGCGGAAAATGCGCCGTCCTCCTCGATCATGGCGCCGATGGTGCCGGCGTAGAGAATCTCGCGCGTCCCGGTTTCCCAGTCGACCAGGCCGATGCGGACTTGTGCGCGGTCGAAGCGGCCCGAGGCGAGGTCTTCGCTAGAGATCGCCTCGTGGGTGATCGCGCCGCGCACTTCGGCGCTGTCGGCCTCGAAATCTGCCGACTTGCGGATGGCACTGGGCACCATGCCGGGCGAGGCGCTGTGGAGCACGCCGTCCAGCCACAAGTCGCGGTCGTGGGTGGTGAAGCCCAGCGTCACGCCGTCGCGGCGAAGGATGCGCCAGAAGGTGGCGACCGTTTCGAGGTCGCTGGCGAACCACGTCCTGCTCATGACGCCTCCCGGATTTCGACGATGGGTACGCTGGGCGCCTCGCCAGCGGCGAAGGCTGCGCCCGAGACTTCGAGGCTGTCCTCGGCGAATCGCACCGGCACGTCGAAGAGGAAGCCGGCGCAGATCGTCGCGCCGGGGGCGGGCGGCTGGTCGAAGATGACGATGCCGTGCTCGCCCAGCGTCCAGGTGCCGACCTGAAGCGCGCCGTTCACCGAGACGAGCATCGCTGCGAAATTGGGCCGGGTGATTCGGCGCACCTGGGCGGCCTCGCCGCTGCCGTAACGTTTAACCAGCGCGAATTCGCAGGCCAGTCCGTCGCCGATGCCGATTTCCTGATCCATCGGATCGGGCACGCCGACCATGCCGTTGGAGCTGTAGTCACTGGGATCGCGCAGGCGAAAACCGCGCGCCGGGCCTCGGCGGGCGCGGAAAAAGGCGAGGAGTTCGCCCAGTTCCGCCTCCGAACGGACGCCGGGGCCGACATCGAAGCGCAGCCGCGCGTTGGACCACAGCGAGTTGCGCCGCTCGAAGCCCGAGGCGGTGACCGATACGCTGGTCGAGAATTCCGGCGTCACCGTGGCGTCGCGGCCAAGCGCGAGGGGGTAGAGCACGTCGTCGAAGGCCTGCATGGGGTCGGCTCCTGATTGCGGCGATTGCGGCAGGCGGACGTATCCGTCGCGCGCGATTTGCGGCAGCGCCCAGACGACGATCTCGTGCGGGGCGCGGGTGAGGGCCTCGTCGATACCGGCGTCGATCTGCCGCCACTGGTCGCTCTGCTCGGGGGAAAGGACGAACCCGGCGAGGTAGTCCTGCTGGTGCGGCGGATAGCCCAGCCGTGCGTCGACCTCGGTGTAGGCCTTGCGGCGGTGGCCATCGGCCCCGGCGGTGAGCCAGTCGTAGTCCTCCACCTGCAGGCGGTCGAAGGCGGGCGCGGCCCAGCCCAGTGGCAGGTTCGCGCGCTTGAGTTCGGGCATGTCTGGCGCGAGCAGGGTGGGCGTGAAGACCAGCGCCAGCGCCTCTACAGGAGCTGGGGCCATGGCGGCGCGAACGGCGGAGACGAGGTCGGCGGTGGACTGCGCAAGAAGCGCGCCGGCTTGGTCGAGTAGCGCGGCCTGCGCCTCGTCCAGCGGCAGGCGCATGTCGGGGATGGCAGGGGGCAATCCGCCGAATGCGGCGCGCGCGGCAGCGTCATAGAGGTGAATGCGGCCGTCGCTGAGGGTCCACCACCAAGGCTCGCCCACCTGAAAGCGCACCGGCGCACCGGCCTCGGCCATAAGCGCGGCGAACGCGGCGCCGACGGACTGGAGCCATGTCATTGCCGCCTCGTTGGCCGGGGATAGCAGTGTCGAGGGTGGATCCCAGCCGGTCAGCGCCGGATTCCCGGCAAGGTCGCGCTGCTTCCAGTCGTCGGGGCAGTGCTGGTCGAGCAGCTCGTAGGATAGCGAGGCGACCGGGCTGAACCCCTGTTCCATGCATTCGGCAAAGAAGGCGCGGTGCCATGCGCGGGTCGGGGTATTGAGCGGATCGCCTCCCTGTCCGGCGAGGAATGCGCCGCCAGCGCCCGCAAGCCGGAAGTAATGGCTCATGCCCACGTAATGGACCACCGAGCCGCGATAGCCGAGCTGCCGAACGCTGCGCAGCAGGCGTGCGGGGGTCTGCACGCCCTGATCGTCGAAGCCGGTGGCGATGGCGAGGCCGCTTGCGGGAACCATCACGTCGCCGATCTCCAGCATCGCCCGCGCCCCGTCGGCGGCGATTTCGGTCATCTCGATCCAGCCTTCCGCTTCGGCGGGGAGGGGATCGGGGCTGGCGCCGTCGTAGCCGGGCGGGGCGAAGGAGATGAACATCCGCTCGATTGCGCCGGGCCATACGCGGTCGGCGTCGGCGGGCAGCGAGAAACCGCCGTCGAGCGCGGAGAAGTTCAGCGAGATCACCGCGTCCTCGCCGGTCCCTTGCGCATAGTTCCAGAGCCGCACGTACCAGGTGTGCGGGGCGCCGGAGGCGTCCTTGCCCTCGATCGTCAGCGTCGGGCCGTTGACGGCGTCCAGCGGCACGATCCCGGACGAGCGCCAGCGCAGCCGCAGTGATGTGTGGGCATAATCGCGGTCGGCGCGGTAGGCGAGCAGCGGGTGGTCCAGCGTGTCCGCGCTGTCCCAGATCAGGCCGCCGAGGTCGGCCCGGCGCAGGAACGCCGCGTCGACGCGCAGCGCATCGGGCGCGGTCGAAACCACGGTGGCCATCATCGGGCGCGGGAAGTTGACGGTCCAGAAGCGCGGATCGAAGCGCATGATCCAGTCACTGGCCTGCCCTTCGCGTGTTCCGGCGAGCCAGAATGCCATGGCGTTTCTCCTGATCAGTACGTGAGGGCGCGGCGTACGGCGCTGGCCACCTGCCGCGAGGAGCGCTGAAGCGACTGCGGCGTGCCGGCGCCGCGCGGGGCATTGAGGTTGATCGCCACGCGCACGTCGCGGCCTGCGCCGCCGCTGCCCGTCTCGATCCGCCCGGCAGAGGTGGGCACGAAGACTTCCGGCCCGCGCTCGCCCACCCTATAGCCGCGCCCCGGCGAGACGTTGCCGCCCGTCGCCCGGCCCGGCAGGCCCAGCGCGCCTGAGAGCAGGCCGGACAGGTCGAGCAGTCCGCCGCCTCCGCCGGAACCACCGCCGAGGACGGCCGAGGCGAGGGTCTGCGCGGCCTGTCCGGCAATGGCGTCCAGCGCGGAGGAGGCGGTGCGCTTGAGGTCGTCGAAGCCGAGGCTGCCCTTGCGGATCGCGCCGGAAAGCCCGCGTTCGAGCGCGTCTCCCGCCCGCGTGAAGCCCGACACAAGGTCCCCGTCGACGGCGCCGCGCATTTGCGCGATGTCGCGGGTGAAGCCGGCGGTACTGGCGCGCACTTCCACTAGCAGGCTGTCGATTTCATCGTCCATGATCGTGCTCCATCAGGCGTTGCAGGGTCTGCCGGTCGAACCCTGCGGCTGCCGCGTCAGGGCAAAGCAAGCCGAGCGCGGAGGCGAGTTCAGCAGGGGTCGCGGCCCAGAATTCGTGCGGCCGCCAGCCCAGCGTGCGGGCGGAAAGGCCGCACAGCGCCAGCGCGGCGGCGGCGAAGGTCTGGTTCACGGCGCGCCTTTCAGGATCTGGGCGAGCAGCGTGCGCAAGGGCGCGGCGCAGGCGGCAAGGCCCTGCGTCACCACCGCCTCGCCCACCGCCTCGCGGGTCAGCGCGTCGCGGTCGGCCAGGCAGTGCCAGAACAGCGCTGCCATTTCGGCGAGGCGCAGTTCACCCGCTCCCGCGCGTTCGACCAGCGCGAACAGGGGACCAAGTTCCTCCTCTGCGGCGACAAGCGCGGTGAAGGTGGGGCGCAGGCAGCGCGGCGTTCCGGCGATGGGCAGGCTGGCCTCGCCGCGCAGGGGGTTGGGCGCTGTCATGCCGGGGAGACCTGGCCCGAGCTTTCCAGCTGGAGCGTGTAGTTGCGCTCGCCGTTGAAATCGCCGGCATAGTCCAACCGCTGGACCAGGAACCTGCCGCGCAGGCGCTCGCCGTCCTCGAAGCTGAGTTCGTAGTCGTCCAGCGTGCCGGACATGGCGTTGGCGCGCACCTGCGCCTCGGCGGCGCTGCCCAGGAAGATGCCCGCCGCGCTGACCGATACCGAGCGGACGCCCGCGCCCGACAGCAGTTCACGCCATCCGCCGCTGTCCTTGGAGGTGACGACCACCGCATCGCCTGTCACCGACATCTGCGTGGTGCGCAGGCCGGCGACGGTCTGGTAACTGGCGGGCGCGCCGCCGTTGGAGATCTTGAGGAGGAAGGCGCTGCCTTTCTGGGCGGTCATGGCGTGGTTCCTTTGTGGGTGGGGCGAAGGGGCGTCGACGGGCTCATCCTGAGCTTGTCGAAGGATCAGGCCGCCAGCAGGCGGAAGCGGTATTCGAGCAGGATCGCGCGGCGGCTTTCGCCGCGCTGCTCGGCGCGGGCGCGCAGGAACTGGACCGTCGCGACGTGGAACGCCGGCTGCGTGCGGGGCAGGGTTTCGATACGCGCCTCGATCGCAGCGACGACATCGGCAGCGGCATCCGGCGCGTCGCCCCGGCAGTGCAGTTCCAGCGCTACACGCACCTCGCGGCCTGGCGCGGTCTTGCAGCTCCAGTCGGTGCTGGCGCTGGCGGCGATGGCCAGCCACGGCAGGCTGCTGCGCGAGGGGGCTTCCTCGGTCACCGCGTTCAGGCTGGAGACCAGCACCGGATCGGCACGGAGCCAGCCGATCAGGGCGGCGCGCAAGGGCATTTCCATCACTTATCCTTTCGCGAAAAGCGGCCAGACCAGCCCCGCGCGCCGCCAGCGGCGTTCGTCCCCGCGCGCGGCGAGAAGGCGGACGGCGGCATGGGCGGCGGCAAGTTTGGCAGCGCGGGCGGCGAGGCGTTTGGCGAGGGCCTCGAACGGGGCGTCGGCCTCGATCATGCCAGCCGCATCCGCCGCCAGGGACGCCACAGCGCGGCCACCGAAGCGGGGGGCAGCGGTGCGGCGCCAGCGGTGTCACGCTCGCGGTGTTGGTGCGCGGCGAGGCGGACCACGCCGTGGCGCAGCGATTCGGGCAATGCGTCCCAGTCGGCGGCAAGACCGGCGGTGAAGCGCACGGCCACGCGCTTTGCCTCGCCCGGCAGCGGCAGGCGCACGCGGCCGGCGCCATCGGCATCGAGGTCTGCCTCCCAGCTTGCGGGATCGAGGACGAGGCGGGTGGCTTGCCCGGTCAGGCCCTCGATCGCGGCAATGGCCTGGACCGGGCGTGTCGCCAGACTGTGCCAGCCGGCGCGGGCGCTGAGCAGTTCCTCGCATTCGGCTTCCAACGGCAAGGCGCCGATGAACGCCTCGCAGGTCTCGAGTGCGGCGGCAAGGAGTGCGGTGAGCAGCGAATCATCGCTGTCCGTGGTGATGCCGAGCCACTGCTTGAGCTCGGCAAGCGCCGATGACGGCAGCGCGGCCGGCGTAAGGATGACCCGGTTCATGGGTATCTCCGATCAGGAATGGACGGGAAGGAATGAGGTGCCCGCGCCGCCGGGAGGGGAAACGGCGGCGCGGGCTGACGCGGGGGAGGGCGCAGGGGATCGGCCCCCGCCCGCGCTATCCTGCTGTCATCAGGCCGAGATGCGCAGCAACTTGATCGCGTCGGAATCCAGTACCTGCCCGCCGATCCGCTTCGTCGCGTAGAAGTGGACGAAGGGCTTGTTGGTGAACGGATCACGCAGGATCGAGGTCGCCGAACGCTCGGCGATCAGGTAGCCGGCGCGGAAGTTGCCGAAGGCGATCGGGAAGACGCCGGCGCCGACGTCGGGCATGTCCTCGGCCTCGACCACCGGGTAGCCGAGCAGGCGGTTGGGCTGGCCTTCCATCAGCCCCGGCTGCCACAGGAACGAGCCGTCCGCCGCCTTCAGCTTGCGCACCGCCGCCAGCGTCTTGGAGTTCATCACCCAGCTTGCGCCCTGACGGTGGCCCGCCTTGAGCGAGTGGACGAGGTCGATCAGCTTCAGCTCGGGCGAGGTGTCGAAGCCGGTGGCATTGCCCGAGACGAGGTGCTGCAGCGTGCCGAAGGTGCGCGTCGCATCCCCGGCGGTGCTGGTGGCGGCGTTGAGGAAACCGCGCGGCTGGTTGATCCCGGAGCCGCCCACGAAAGCGGCACCTTCCGCACGGGCGAATTCCATCGCGATCTCGTCCGCCAGCCATGTCTGGATGTCGAAGGCGGCATCGTCGAGCATGGCCTGGCTGGCCGCCGGGTTGGCGTAGAGTTCGCCCGAGGGCGGAGCGATCTCGGCGAAGGCGGGGGTGGCGGTTTCGGGGCGCAGCGCGGTTTCGCTGACCCAGCCAGAGGCCGAGCCGCCGGTGGTGACCAGCTTGCGATACCCGGCGCTGCCGGTCTGGACGACCTGCGCGATGGCGCGGATCGGGCTGATGTTCCTGAGGCGGGCCGAGATCAGCGCGTCGATCTCACGCGGGACGGCATAGCCGCCGTCCGCCATGACCGCGCCCGAAAGCGACTTCAGTTCCGTCTCGCGGCCCGAGCGCAGGTAGCCCTGGACGAAGCTCTTCACTTCGAGGCTGGGCCCGGAACCAAGGCTCGCGCCCGAGGCTTCAATCAGCGGGCGGGAGGCAGCGCGCGAGACGCGGTCGAGCCGGGTCTTCACATCGTCGACATCGCCGCGCAGGGCCTCGACGGCGGCTTCGGTGGCGTCCTGGCGGGTGACCAGGTCGAAAGAGGCGTCCAGCGCCTCGACGGGGGGAGTGGCTTCCATGGGGTATTCACCTTTTCGTTGGCGTGGGGAAACGGGAGGAAAGCGGCATCACGCGATCAGGTGGACGCGCGCTTCATGCTGCATCGGGTGAGTCACGAGGCTCACCTCGAACATGTCGATGTCGAGCAGTTCGCGGCCCTGTTCGGTGCGGCGGCTGGCGCGGGCGCGGTAACCGAAGGAGAGGCCGGTGACGGTCCCCCGGCTCAGCGCCAGCCCGGCCGCGCCGAAGGGGTTGTCGACCATGCCGACGATACGCAGGCCGCGCGCGTCCTCGGCCACGGTCTCGATCCAGCCGATGCGCAGGTCCGCGCGGTGCTGCCACAGGAGCGGCAGCAGATCGCGGCGCTCGGCAAGGGTGCGGGCGAAGGCGCCGGGGCGGATCATGTCGCGTGCCGCGTCGGGCTTGCCGAACAGGGCGGCGTATCCGGCGAACCTCAGCGCCTGCTCGTCCTGAGCTCGCCCGAGGATCATCGCAGCAGCTCCGTGGCGCCAAGGCGGACCGTCAGGCCAAGCAGCAGCAGCGCCAGTGCGCCGCGCACGATCCAGTTCACCACTGCGGTCCGCGCGCTCGACTTGGCATCGCGCCAGGCCCGGAGCAGTTCGCGCAGTTCGCCCATGTCCTGCAGCGCGGTCTCGTCGTCCAGACCGATGCGGGCGAGCATCCGCTGCGCGCCCAGTTCGCTGGCCTCCTCGACCACCGCGCGCAAGGTGACGAGATCGCCGCCCTGCGCGGTCGCCTGGGCGAGCAGACCCGCCAGCATGTCATTGGAGTTCATGATTTGTTCTCCGAATTGGTTGCACGCGGAGGCAGGCCCAGCAGGGCGCGTTTTTCCGTATCGTCGAGAAAATCGGCGGCGCTGACCTGCGACCACAGCCGCTCTCGGTCCTCCGCCAGCGCGGGGACACGGTCGAGGTCGATCGCCAGCGCCGCATCGGGGAACCACGGCGCCAGACCCTCGCCAATCGCGGCGAGCAGCTTGGCGGCCAGCGGCAGCAGCGTCAGCCGCCACAGCGCGCGGTTGGCCTCGCGGTAATTGTTGTAGGTCGCATCGCCGGGTAGTCCCAGCAGCATCGGCGGCACCCCGAAAGCAAGCGCGATGTCGCGCGCGGCGGCGGCCTTCAGCGTGGCGAAGTCCATGTCGGCGGGCGTCATCGCCATCGCCTGCCACGTCAGCCCGCCCTCCAGAAGCATCGGGCGACCCGCGTTGGCCATGCCCGAATAGGCGGTGGTCAGCTCGGCTTTCAGGCGGTCGAACTGGTCGCCGGTCAGCCCGGCGCCGTCACCGCCTTCGTAGACCAGAGCGCCCGAAGGCCGCGCCGCGTTCTCCAGCAGCTGACGGTTCCAGATCGATGCGGCATTGTGCGTGGCGACCGCCTCGTCGGCAGCGCAAAGGCAGCCCGCGCCGTAGTGATCGTCGCCCGGATGGAAGTGGCGGATGTGGATCACGTTGGGCGATGCGTCCTCGTCCAGCAGCGGGATCGAAATGCGCTTGCCCGCGACTTCATAGGCGAAAGCGGCGGGCCAGCCGTCGTCCCCGGCGATGACGCTGATCCGCTCGGGGCGCAGGGCATAGAGTTCGACCGGCCGCCCGCGCGCGTCTTTCAGCACCTGCACATAGGCATTGCCATGAAGCAGCAGATGCGATGCCAGCGTCTCCAGCAGCGACTGCCCGGCGCTGGTGTCGGTGACGAGCGCGCTGATCGCCGGGTCCGCAGGCTTCAGCGGCGCGCCGCCAATACCCTCGGCGACAAGGCGAACCGCGCGCTGGGCGACCGGGTTCTCCAGATAGGCGCGGCGGACGGCGTGGTTGTACTCGAACGGAGCACGCCCGTTTCCGCCTTCGGTGAAGAACCAGGGGGAGGCGTTGCCGCGCGCGAGTGGCACGCGGATGCTTTCGCCTTTGAAGGCGGCGATGAGGGTTTCGAGGAAGGACATGGGGTTCCTTTCGAGGAAGAGATGGAAGGGAGGGAAGAGCTGGGGCCATCGCCCCAGACCCCGGTAATGTCGGCGCCGTGTGTGCAGCTTCGTTTGGCGCTCATTGAGACGGTGAAATGGGATCACGCGGAGGCGCGTAGTCACGGAGATGCAGTGCTTGCGGCACAGCCATTTATCTATTCAGAGGGAGCGCATTGCGCACCGTTCGAGAAGTGACATAGCCTGCGGCGCCGCATGGTATCTCCGCGCCTCCGCGTGACAAAAATCGCAAGGTTGAACCAGACCGCCACGACGCTGCTCGCGCGGCGCCGACATTTCCGGGGTCTGGGGCAATGGCCCCAGGTCTTCCCCTTCAGGCAACTCTCACGCGCGGCTCCGAAGCCTTTCCGAGCATCAGTTCGGTCAAGGCCCAGACCAGGGCATCGGCCCGGTCCGGCGACCGCCCCGGCCCCTGATACGCCCCGCCGGCGACCAGCCCGCACAGCTCGTCCTCCAGCGCCGGAAAAGTCCCGGCGTGCCGCACCCGCCCTGCTTCGTAGAGCGCGGCGACCGGCTCTGCGCGGGCGACTTTGCCCCGGATGGCGTGGACCAGTTTCAGCGGCAGCGACAGCTGCGCCGCTCGCAGAACCGAGCCGACCATCGCGCCGCCCTGATTGGCTTCGGCAACGACGCGGTCGGCGTTCCAGACCTGCGCGGCGTTCGCTACTGCACGCGCCCAGCGTTCGGGGCTGGCTTTCTCTACCGAAGCGTCGGCGAGAATGTGGGCGGTGCCGTCGGCGGCCAGGCCGGCCACCACGATCCCGCAGGCGTCTCCCGAGGCGGAGGCCGGGGGGTCCACGGCCACGACCACGCGGGTCAACTCAGGCGCTGCGTCCCCGCGGCAGGATTCGAGCAGGGCGCGGGTCCAGAGGGCGCCTTCGATGTCGGCGATCAGTTCTCCGTCGAGTTCCTGACGGCCGAGCAGCGATCTGCCGAAGCTGCGGCGGATGTCGTTCACGAAGCGCGCGGGCAGGTTGTCGCGGTTGTCTTCGGTGCTGCCTCGGGTGATGACGATATCTTCCGCCGGTTCGGCCATGAGGCGCTGGACAAGGGGCACGGCGCGCGGGGTGGTAGTGGCCAGTGCGCGTGGGCTTTCGCCCAGGCGCAGGCCGAGCAGGAGGTTGTCCCATGCGCGGGTCGCGCGGGCGGATGCGTTGTCCCACTTGGCGACTTCGTCGCACCAGGCATGGCTGTGCTGGGGGCCGCGCAGGGTTTCGGGTTCGAGCGCCGAGTAGATCGTAGCCTGCGCGCCGTTGGGCCATGAGACGCGCCGCAGCGAGGGTTCGAAGCGCGGCCTCTGGGGTTCCGGTCCGACGGAGAGCAGGCCGCTTTCGCCTTCGACCATCACCGCACGCACTTCGGGCAGGGTGGCGCCGACGAGGGCGATACGGGCATCGGGATCGGCCTTGGCGACGGCGCGCACCCATTCGGCGCCGGCACGGGTCTTGCCGAAGCCGCGACCGGCCATGATCAGCCAGATGCGCCAGTCTCCGGGCGGAGGGAGCTGCTGCGGGCGGGCCCAGAGCTGCCAGTGGGTGAGCAGTTCGTCGCGTTCCTTGTCGTTGAAGGACTTCATCTTGCGGCGCCGTTCGGCGGGGGGAAGCGATTCCAGGATCGCCAGATGTTCACTTATCATCGGTCACCGGCGCTCCTTCGGCTGGGGACGGCAGCTGCGGCTGGGGCGCGGCGAGGCGGCGTTCGCGCATCTTTTCGATCTTTGCGTTGATGGCGTCGAGGATGGCGTCGGAATTGCGGTTGTCGATGACGGCGCGCTGGCGGGCCGCCGTTTCGCGATGGGCGACGAGCAGCCGCAGCGCGGTCGCGTTGTCGAACACGCGGGTGCCGCGTTTGGAGCCGGGGGCGGGTTTCACTTCGCCTTCGCGCAGGCGGTGGAGCAGGTTCAGTTCCAGCAGGTCATAGCCTTCGCACAGGGCCTCCTGCCATTCGCGGTAGAACACCGGGTCGGCGCGGCGCAGTTCGTAGACGCGCGCGGTGTTGGTCCCGGCCTTGCGGGCCGAGGCCGTCACGTTCGAGGTGGCGGCGAGTTCGGCGAGGAACGGGCCGCGCCAGACGCGCGGAGGTGCGGCTTTCTCGGCGGCAGGCGCGCGCCGACGATCGGGACTCTTGTCCGCCAT